CTCGCCACCCCGAGCCGTGGGAACGCATGGACCGCCCCACAGTCTCGCACAAGGTTGTCCGCATCCTCGTGAACTGCGCGACTAGCTGGAAGCTGGACAAGGAAAGCCTTGTCTATCGTGGTGCCGCTGCTGTTGCAAGTGCCATGCAAATCGAGCAGCGGGGCGGCAAGTGTGAAATCTGGGCTGCCTTCTGCTCGGACAGGTGTGTCTCTGCCTACGGCGTTGACAATCTCGACCAGCTTACGCTTGTCAAGCCCGTCAACGAGCCAACGACCATCTCCCGCACCCTTGCAACGGTTGCTCACCTTGGCTTCTTCCGCTGCGTCATGCTCAACGCTGCACAGAACAGCGCACAGCGTTCGGATTACGCCGATCACAACTACGGTGTGCCTGCGAAGATCAGCAAAGTTGTGCAGACCTACGTCAAGCCCGACGTGACGATCGACTACAAGGACGTGTCGCTCACTGCAGCCTGTGCAGCCGTGAGCCGTTCGATCGAGGCTACCGATGCTGCCTGATCCGGAATCCCGGAAAATCCCCCCTACGGGGGGGGAAAGTTTTTTCACTTTAGCTGTTGACAACGGTTACCAGTGCCGATAGATTGACTGGACACCGGCGGCAAGTTGCTGCCTCAACGAAAGGACACAGACATGTACAACGTAGACATTCACAGCGAGGCCGAGGACTGGATCACCAGCACCGACGTGGTCGAGAAGGCCATCAACGATGCGGAGGATTACATCGGCGTGCCAGAAAACTTGCACGACGACGTGGAGGAACCCGAGTTCGAGCAGTCGCCAGCATATGACAATGCGGTGGACGCAGCGATCACAGCGGTCGCCGATTGCATCCACGACGACATCACTGCGCTCATCGAGGACTACCTTGAGCGGCACCGCGACGGCATCATCGCTGACGCAGTGCAGGACGCAGTGCAGGACGAGTACGAAACGTGGCACGACGACGTGGTCGCCGAGAGCGAGGATCTGTACGAGCAGGACAATGCCGACGACGACGACGACGACGATGATGACGACGATGACACCGACACCGAAGGAGACAGCGAATGAACCACGAACAGATCGCGGAGGTCATCAGGGACCTCGACCTCGACCCAAACCTGTGCGCTGCGGAACAGCGTGACAGGATTGCATGGGAGTTTGCAAACGCTCTCGATTGCATGGCCCACGAACACAGCGCATACGAAGCACACGCTTTCGTTGCCCTTGCAACCAGTGAACCCGAAGGAGATGACAATGACTGACGTGACCATCACCGGAGAAGAGTTTCGTGAGCTGATGCTCCACACCCATCTGCTGGCTGCTGCCATGATGCACGGCAAGATCGACACCGAGCTTGATGGCGAGTACAGCGTGGCGTGCCAGTTGTATGCATGGACGGACACACTTCTCCGTCGGCATCTCGGTGGGGAGGACGACCCGAGGATGGCAGCGTACCTTGAAGTTCTGCACAAGCAGTACGTCAGGTACTTCGACAACTTCGAAGAAGGAGATGACAATGACTGACACGACCGCAGACCGTGTTGCAACAGATGTTTTCTTTGACCGCACCGTGACCGTCACGGTAACCCACGGCAGTGAGTGGGCACACATCACAGTCCGTTCGCAGAAGGATCCTGCGATCAGTTTCACAGTGCCAGTGCAGGTAGCACACCTGCCTCGGCCATGTTTCGACGAGCTTTGCAAAGGAGATGACGAATGAGCAGCCCATACAACGAAGACGGCGAACCCATCATGTCACACTCGCAGTGGATGCAGGAGTGCTGGATCGACGAGCAGGACAGGTACTACGACAGAGAGGATTGCGATGACTGACCGCGAATACAACGGATGGACCAACTGGGACACGTGGGCATTTGCCCTGTGGGTGGACAACACCGAAACGTCCTACCGTGTTCGAATGGGTCTTTGCCAAACGGTTGCAGAGAGCGACCGTGACCGCGAAGACATGGACGGTGTGCTTGCAAAGGTGCTCCGCGACAATGCAGATGACCTGCTGCTGGTAAGTGGCAGCACGGACACACACGACATCAGCAAGATCAACTTCGCTGAAATCGCGGAGCACTGGATGGAAGATGTCGAGGACTTGATTCCTGAGAAGGAATCCGAGTACGATGAGAGGGTCCGAGACGAAGACGAAGAAGGCGACATCCTGATGCGCCGTGACAAAGAAGAAAGAGACGACTGAGCTTCATCCCCGCTCGTCGTCGGTTGCAAGACCGGCGGCGGGTTTTACTAGCCGCATGGCTGGTCCTTTCACCCCTCCCCTCGATTCGCGTCGGGGGGAGGGTTTAGTCTCCTTGAGCAAAGCCGCGTTGGCTTGCTCCTCCTCCTGCGTTTGTCCTGCCGACGTGGGAGGTTTTTTCTCAACACACCACAAGGATTGATGATAACCATGAACATGCAGAAGACCATCCACGCCGTGCTTGAAGCCATCACCGAAGTGATGGAGCAGATGACCACCAACGGCAACGTCACCAGCGAAAAGCTGCGCAAGGCGCAAGAAGAACTTGCAAAGCGCAAGAGTGACACTGCCAAGAAGGATTGATGTATGACTGCGAAAAGTTCACGCAAATACGAAGAGCAGATCCGGGACAAGATGCGAAGAATGCGCAAGCAGGGGTTCAGCTTGCAAAAGATTGCGGCGCACTACGGTGTGTCACGCCAGACCGCATCTGTCTGGATTTGTCGCGAAGACGGATGGGTAGCCAAGAAGCCTGTCAAGCGTGACACCAACGGAAACGGCAAGACCTACCCAACGAACGGCAAGCAGGTAGGCAAGCCCCGCTACTGCGAAGAGACAAAGCAGGCGGCACGGGACATGCACAAGCTGGGCATGAGCATTGCGCAGATTGCAAGGCTCATTGGAGCTTCAACGCCTGCTGTCAGACAGTGGTGCTACCCCGAGGCTGCGGAAAATCGCAGGAAGAAGATGAGGGAGCGGTATCACAAAGACGCAAAGGGTCACAACCGCGCCGTGAAGCGGACACACGCGAAGCGACGTGCGGTTCGGGATGACGCTTTGCAAAACCTGACCCTCCGTGGCCTCACTTACTACTACAAGGGCAAGCCTGTCGCCACTTGCCCGGACGATCAGGCGGTTGCCGTGATCGCAGACATTATGAACATGATTGGGCGAGACGGTTTCCCAGCCAGAAGAGAGGAGTGAAAAAACTGGTTACAAAAAACGAAAACGTGCCTGATTGTTGTTGACAAGGGGGGTTGACAAAGTGATTATGTCCCAGTTCGAAAACAGATCGTAAGGAGAAGAGCAAGTGAAGAACGAAATCATCACTGTTGCTGTCGTGACTGTCGAAGGCGATATCACGGTCGAAGACATGCCGAACACTCTGGAGGAATTCCAGAACCGTGTCGGTGGATACATTGAACCTGTCTCGTTTGAATGGAACAGTCAGGAATGCACCGCGTTCGTGGATGAAGAAGGTCTGCACAACGGCAAGACCATGAACCCGACGCTCTGCATGATTGCAGGTCACCCGTTTCTGGTGGGCACGGGTGTCATCTGTGGGGGCGTAGATCACGAGGGATACAACCTCGGACTGCCGAAGACGCTTGCAAACGTTCTTCGAGACTTGAGCAACCGCAAGTCCCTGTCCGAATCGACCGCGTAACTATCGTTGGTCCGCCCGCACTGGTTCCCCCCTCGTCATGCCTACGGCTGGCGGGGGGGTTTCAATTTGTAGTTGACAGGCATGGCAATTGTTTGTACAATGCCTGAGAATTAGTTTTCAAATCACGAAGGAGATACCTCATGGAATTCAGTGTTGTAGACAGCGCGACTCACGTCACTGCGCTTTTCGATCATGCCCAGCGCCTGTACCCCGTCATGTGTCACTTTGAGGGCTGGGACAGCCCCAAGGACATCGACTTCGAGCGCATGACAGACACCGGGTGGTCGGAAGACAACCCCGGCCTGACCCTGTGGGCCGAACTGGAGGGTGACATTTGCAGGGCCATGGACATGGCGACCGCTGCGCTTGCCGCCACCGGCACCGATCTGTCTGGGATCGATCACGATCTCTACATGAATCGCGGCGACCTCGTCACGTTCATGACCATGCAGACCAAGCGCGAGTTGGCCGCACGCAAGTTCGAGGAAGTCTTTGGCGAGGCCATCAACAAGAATAAGTAGCCTAACGCAGAAGCACCCGAGGTACCTACAGGGTGTGAATGCCTTGCATGAAGGGGGCCGCGCATCCTTCATGCAAGTGTTACCACGCGGGGTTCCTACAGAAAGTTAGTTGTGTAATGACAAATAGAAACGAAGTTTGTGTTGATTTCGATTGGATGGCAAGGCAAGTGAAGACTCAGCGGCTGAGTGTGAGCGAAGTGGCGAGGGCTGCAGGCGTATGCAGGCACACAGTTCAGAAGATGCTCTCTGATCCCAGCCAAGCAAACCCTCGTCTCAACACTTGCAAGGCTGTTCTCGAATCAATCGAAACACTGGTCGGAGAGTTGGAAAAGGCTAGGCACGAAGAAGCATGAACCTCCCCATAAGCGCAATCCATTCCACAGACCTGACGGACAGTTGCCCGCGTCGCGTGCTTCTGCGTTGGGAAGGCAAACTCCTGCCACACGCACCGACCGCGTTGGTGCGTGGGATGATTGCAGGTGCATCATGCCAGTTCATGCACGAATGCGGGGTTTGGGATGACTTCGACACGGCGGTTCAGTGGGGGTTGTCGCAGACAAGGAAAGACTTGTCAGAGGATCGCCGCGAAATGACCGACTCTGTCTTGAAGAACCTCGACTCCATGCTCGCAGAGATACGTGTCGTTGTTGAACAATACTCCCTGCGTTTTGCTGACAAGTTTTCGCAGACCGATTTCATAGGCTGCGAGACTCCTTGCAAAATGACCATTGGAGATGTCGAGTTTGCGAGTCACACCGATTTGATTGTCCGGGATTCCGGAAACGCCTTTGGTTTCGGGAAGGACAGAGTGTTGATCTTCGATTGGAAATGGCGCATGGATGCTCCAACCAAAGCATACCTTGCAAGGAACATGCAGTTCGCTATGTATTGGCTCATGGCGAACCAAGGTGAATTTCTAATCGAGGAGTGGGCTGGGTATCGCCCCATTGAGAATGCACAGGATGCAAAGCTGATATGGGTGCATCTGCCGCACCTCAAGCCATACGGCAGAAAGACAATCGTCAAGGATGACGAAGGCACGGAGCGCGAATACAAGAAGGGCGATACCCGGCCTACACATTCAGTGTTGCGACATGCAAACTTCCTGCCAGAACACAGGGATGATGTTGTCGCGGCAATTCTGAAGAGAGTTGAGATGTACAAAGCAGGGTTTTTCCCTGCTAATCCAGATCCGATCAAGTGTCATCTCTGCGAGGCAGAGAGCTTTTGTTACCGTTTTGACACCAGTCCACTCGAAGGGGACAACCATGGGTGAATTGATTTTCGCTGAAGAAGAGGAGCGGTTCATCAAGAACCGATTCCGTTTGACCGACGACCAGTTGGAAGTATTTCTGTGCGCATCCAAGCGTTACGGATTGAACCCGATTGCAAACCAGATTTACCCGCAGCTTCGCGGCAACAACATGACGATCACAACCGGGATCGACGGGTACAGGCTGATCGCTGACCGAACAGGCAAGTACGCGGGGAACGACGACCCGGTCTTTGACGACGAAGACAAGCCTCGCAAGGCCACTGTGACTGTCTACAAGATCGTGGGTGGACAGAGGTGCGGGTTCACGGCGACGGCACGTTGGGACCAGTATTTCCCCGGCGAGAAGCAGGGGTTCATGTGGAAGAAGATGCCGCACCTGATGCTCGGAAAGTGCGCGGAGGCTCTCGCTATTCGCAAGGCGTTTCCTGCTGAGTTGTCGGGGCTCTACACACAGGAGGAGATGCAGCAAGCATCCGCTCCTGACAACGGCACTTCTGAGATCGAGCCGCCTCGCCCGCAGCGCGAGATCCCGCAGGCTGCGCCAGAGACGCAAGACCAGCAGAACTGGAAGGCCCACCTGATCGACGTGGTGAAGAAGTGGACTGGCAAACAGGACGTGCTTGCGATGTGCAAGCAGGTTTTGGAGTTCTACGACTTCCCCACAGACGGAACAGCATCCAACGAGCAGGCCAAAATTGCCGCTACGATGTGCAAAGAGTTTTCACTCAGGGGCAAGACTTTCGAGGAGGCAATCCTTGGAACTGACAAGCCAGAACAACCACAGGAACAGGAAACCGAAGAAGAGGCACCATGGTGAACAACACAGAAATCACGAAAGAGATTCGAGAGCAGCAGATTCTGGCTCACGAATCTTGGTATGAGAGCATTCTCAACCAAGACGCAGAGTTCAAGCGGTCTGCTCTTGAAGACCATATCTACGATGCTGAGGCCAAGGCAAAGTCCAGTTGGATTACCATGGGCTGGGCGTTGCGGAAGATCCGCGACGAGGATCTCTACAAGCCAGACTTTGCAACCTTCGCAGAGTACGTGGAGAACCGTCTTGGTTACAAGAAGTCGTGGGCATACGAGGTCATCGACGCAAGTGAGCTTGCAAAGATTGTTCCGATCACAGCGACCGCTCAGGCTCGGGTGCTTACTGGACTGGAACCAGAAGAACAAGAAACTGTCTGGAAGAAGGCAGAGGACATCGCTTCTGAATCAGGCAAGCGCGGCGTGACCGTGCAAACCCTGAAGGCGGCAAAGGGGCAAGTACTGGCATCACCCGAGCCGGAACCTGAACCGGAGCAGCCTGATGATAACCAAGAGCAACCGGACGACAGGCAGGAACTGATCGACATGATTACGTCGTTTCGGTCAGGGGTCCAGCAGCTTGCAACTGCTATCAAGCAGGGCATGGCAGAATCAGAGGGCAACCATTGGTTTGACTCTGAGCAGTTCATTGCCAGCATGAAAAATGCAGCACGACTCCTGAAGCTGGCTACGCCACATGCCGATTGTCCTTATTGTGGAGGCGAGGGTTGCGAAAGCTGCAACTTCCTTGGTTGGATTCCCATCGGCGTGTACGATTCGCTCCCGGACGACATGAAAAAGTGAGCACCATGGAACACTACGATCCCTTAGACGTGCCAATATCTGACACAACAAGTCCTTCTATTGTGTTGGTGGCGTTGTCAAAGTGGATCGACACCATGAATACGCTCGACGCACATGAGAACGAGGGGCATCGTGAGGTGTTGACGGTGCTCCTCAGATTGGTGAAAGTCTGGGCCGAAGACTTGAAAGACAATCCAAGCTACGAAGAAATGGGCAATCAACTGATTGACCAAGTCATCGAAGCTATCGGTTACAGGAACCAGCAGCAACGGAGATAAGAAAGAGATATGGAACTCAGGCCGTACCAGAAAGAGGCGGTATCGGGTTGCATCAAGACATTACGAGAGTCTTCTAGCGCAGTAGTCGTCATGCCTACTGGGTGCGGTAAGACCATTGTCTTTGCAGAAGCGATACGTTTAGCGTCAAAGCGTTGCATAGTAATTGCACACCGCGAAGAGTTGATCCGGCAGGCGGCAGCCAAGGTCGAGGCTGTCACAGGCGAGAAGCCTGCAATCGAGATGGCAGAAGAAAGCTCGTATGAACGAGATGAGAGGCTGCGTTGCAAAGTTGTAGTTGCAAGCGTACAGACACTGAACGCCAAAACATTTTTGGGCCACCGTTTTACCAAGTTCCACCCCGGCGACTTTTCTCTTCTAATTGTTGACGAGGCTCATCACGCAGTAGCAAAGACATACATGCGTGTTATTGATTACTTCAAAAGCAACAAGAAACTCAAGGTGCTGGGAGTAAGTGCGACCCCTGACAGGCAGGACAAACTTGCTCTCGGGCAGGTGTTCGAGAAGGTTGCTTACAAGTACGAGTTGTCCCAATCGATCAAAGACGGGTGGCTTGTGCCGATACGCCAAAGAATGGTCCGTGTCGAGTCATTGGATTTCAACTCCGTCAACAAGGTTGCGGGCGACCTCAACCAACGGCAGTTGTCGGAAGTCATGGAGTATGAGAAGAACCTGCACGGCATAGCCACGCCAACTTTGGAACTGACTGGCGACAGGAAAACCATCGTGTTCGCAAGCAGTGTTGCACACGCCGACAGGCTTGCTGAAATTTTCAACAGGCATAAGCCAGCCTCTGCGCGAATGGTTTGCGGCGCAACACCCAAGGACATACGCTCTGGGATAGTCACCGATTTTGCACAAGGCAAGTTCCAGTACCTCGTCAATGTCGGTATTGCAACAGAGGGTTTCGACGACCCGAGTGTTGCAGTTGTGGTTATGGCACGGCCTTCATGCAGCCGTGCGTTGGTTGCACAGATGGTTGGCCGTGGCACAAGGCCGCTACCCAATCTGGTTGACGGGCTGGACAGTGCAGAAGACAGGTGCAAGGCCATTGCGGACAGTGACAAGCCTTACTGCGAAGTTATCGATTTCGTTGGCAACAGCACGAAACACAAGCTGGTCTACGCAGCAGACATATTGGGCGGCAACATGGAGCGTGCGGCTGAAACAGTGATACAAAAGCAGTTGGAGGATGAGGGCACTACCGAAGCAGTTGATGTGTTGTCTGAATTGGAGTGGGCTGAAGAGGAGCTTCGCAAGGAAGAGGAGGCTTTGAGAGCTGCTGCGGAACGGGATAGCATCACCGCCAAGGTCAAATATCAGGCTAGAGATTTGAACCCGTTTGATGTCTTGCAGATATCAATGCCATCGAAGATTTGGATGGGAGCGAAACCACTGACTGAAGGCCAGAGGTCAATGCTCACTAAAAACGGAATTGAAGTGCGGAACGTCGATCACCACACACAGCGAGTGTTGTTCAAGGAGTTGGTGCGACGGCGTAAAGAAAATCTGTGTACGTACAAACAAGCAAAACTGCTCAGGAAGCACGGGTATACAGGGAATGAAACCTTTGGCGAGGCAAGCAAGTTGATAGACGAACTTGCGTCTAATAACTGGAGAAGAAAATGACTGATTGGATAAGGGCCAACAAGTCATCGAAGTGCCCTATTTGCAACAAGGAGCAGTGGTGCCTTATCGCAAAAGATATGAGTGCCGTCATCTGTCCACGGGTTGAAGAAGGCAGCAAGAAGTACATCGAAGGTTCTGGCTACCTGCACATATTGAAGCCGGGTGAATACAAGCGGGCGAATCCTGAATGGAAACAAGAGTTACCTGAGCACAACACGGTGTTGGCACAGTTAGCAAAAAAGCAAATCAAAGCACGTGCTGAGGACAAGCTGGATCTCGTTGCTTCTGATTTGCAGGTGCCAGCAGACACCCTCAAACGGTTGTACATGGGGTGGAGTGGGACACACAATGGTGCGACTTTCCCAATGTTTCGGCACAAGAGGCGTGTCATCGGGATACGCATACGAACAATGACAGGGAAGAAGTTTGCTGTCAAAGGGAGCAGGCAGGGTTTGTTTCTGCCGGAAGGTTGGGACAACAACCCGAAGAATGGGGTTCTGGTGTGCGAAGGTCCAACAGACACAGCAGCCGCGTTGTCTTTGGGGTTTGACGCGATTGGTAGGCCGTCGTGTCTGGGAGGGACGCACTTGATCTCTGAGGCTGTCTCAGGAAGGCGTGTCGCAATCATCGCGGATGACGATGGCCCCGGCATGGACGGAGCACGCAGGCTTCAGAAGCACTTAGACAAACTCTGCCCATCATGTAAAATCGTTGTGCCGCCGTGCAGCGACATGCGCGAGTGGGTTAGATCGGGCGTAACGAAACAGGAAGTCGTCGATGTCATCAGGCAGTGACACAAGTCAGAATCCAGAAGAATGGGAAGTGGTAATTCCATACGACTTAGTCAGCCCGAACAAGCTGATGCGTATGCACTATCGCGCCCGACTCAAGGAGTTTGACCGTGTCAGGGATCTGTTGTGGTATTACGGTAGGCCACTGCCCGAGTTCACAGTCCCAGTTAAGTTGCAAATCACCCGCCAGTGGGGCAAAAGACAGCGAGCGATGGACCTCGACAACCTGTATGGGTCTTGCAAACACTTGATAGACGCACTCAAGCGTCCAAAGGGCAGATCCCGCAAGGGTTTGTCCGTCATTTTGGACGACGACCCATCGCATATTTTTCTCACGGTCGATCAAATAAAAGACGAAAATGGATTACGACAGGTCAGAGTGAAAATCACACCCGATCAGAAGTAAACCATGCCCCTTTCGGACATATCTCTTTCTGACCCCCCGTTGCCTTCTAGGTGGCGGGTGGTTTTTTTGGATACACATGAGCAGCGAAAAAAACAGTCCTTGGCAGATGTTGCAAACATTCCTTTTGGCTGCAACAGCAGCAGGAATATTTCTCAGTGTTGGTCGGCGCGACAGAGATATTGAGCATAACTCTACGCAGCTTTTGGAACTGCGCAGCATCTCTACTGACCTTGTGCGTTCCCAAGTGCTTGCAGAAGCCAACGACGCAGCGCACGCCAAAACATTAGACGAACTGAAAACACGAATCGACATCTTGGAAAAAGGCAGGTAGTTTGCGATGGAGCACGTGATCGAAATTGGGATGAGTTTGATTACACCCGGCATTTTGGCAATTGTTGGTTTTCTGTGGCGTGTCAATTCGAAGCTAACAGCACTTGAAAAAAACGTTGAAGCCAACTCGCATAGGATCTCATCGAACTCGCACAAACTGTCGCAGCACTTTGATAAAGCATTCACCATCCGTAAGGATACGTCGTAATGCGTGCAAGATTGTCACTGTGGTTTTTGTTAGTGTTGTTGGCTTCTTGCAAATACAACAGCGCACTGCCATCTGTTTCATATGAAACATCCGATTATGTAGATGCAGTCACATCTGGCACTGAAACACTGACGGTTCTCAGTGTGACAGGCGGATTGTGTTTGACTGCAGGCATGGTGCTGCTGGTTGTGACCAGCGGCAAAAAGGGGTGGTACCCAATAGTCGGCGGCTGCATTTTTATTGTTTTGAACTACGCAGTAGCACGGTACAGCGACTTTCTTTTCTATCCCTTGGTAGTCTGTACTGGGATGATTTCAGCAGCTTGGACTTACAAAACAATCACACAGATCCTCTTGGAGAAAAAAGCAAAATGACTACGCTCGCATCCTTTTCCGGTTTTCTTGGAACCTTTTGGTTCATTCTTCTTGTTGCTGTTGGGAGTTTTGGTGCTGGGATGGTTTTCAAGGCCCCGTTTCTCCGGTTGATTTCCGGTGGCAAATGGAACGGAGACTGACCGAATCGATGGGCCAAACCAACAGCGGTCCATCGTGGCGGTCGTCTAGGCACAAACCGCCGAACACAGACAAGGCAGGGCTAACCGAGACAGAATTATTTTCTGTGTTGCGCGGCTTTTGTGTGGTGATCGAAGATATAGCCGAATATAGCCATATCCAAGGTGATGACCACCAAGACTTGCTCTACGTAGCAAATCGGGTGCGTGAAACACTCAACGTCTTAGAAGTTCGTGTAGGGGCAATATGCGAAAGACAGGACGCAAAAAAGCAAAAATAGCTGTCATATCCTGCACCCATTCGCCATTTACCCCTGAGAAAACACACGAATGGATACTGCAAGAACTTTCCGGAATTCCGGACATCACGCATTTCGGCCATCTTGGTGACGTGTTTGAAGCTGGTGCAGCGTCAATACACGCGAACGAGTTCGATCATTCTCTCTCAGACGAGTACGAGCACGCCCACAACTTGCTCAAATCTATACGCGAGGTCTTGCCTAAGGACACGATACGCTGGATCAACACTGGTAACCATGATGATAATCTCATGTGCCGTGATCCACGCCGTATCCCTAAAGACCTTCGGGGGTTAGTTCATTGGAGAAACCACCCAGAGTGGGGAGAAGAGTTTGCAAACTGGCACTGGGTTCCCTACGACAAGAGCAGTCAGGGTGTGTACAGGGTAGGCCAATGTCACTTCTACCACGGCTTCGACTGCGGTATGAACTCAGACGAGCTTGAAGGTTTGCAGATGATCGGTGCTTGTGGGTGGATACCGTTTAGTCTGACCGTGCGAGGCCATACGCACCGACCAGTCCCACCAACCCAATGCAAACGAACGTCCAAGATACCTCTGCCATTCTGGTACTCCAATGTTGGAACTTGTGGGCCACTCAAGCCCAACTACATGAAAAGGAAAGACACATCTCTCTGGGGGTCCGCGATGCTAATCGTAGACTGTATCTGGGATAAACCTAGTCGGCTAAATGGTCGATGTTGGGAAGCAGAACTTAGGAAAATGCCATGAAATCTGCCGCTCAGAAGATGCAAGAAGAAGTTCGCAAGCATGTGGTATATTGGCAGACAGAATTCGACATGGACAAATGGTCCGTGGCAGGGGTTTTGTTCGATATAGCCATGGATATTCTGATGGTCATCGAAACAGACGACGATGAAGAAGATGAGGAATAGACATGGCGAAAAAGAAAACTTCCAAGAAGACAGCAGCTTGGCAACGCAAGGCTGGCAAGAACCCAGAAGGCGGACTCAACGCCAAAGGTCGAGCCAGCTACAAAAGGCAAACTGGGGGCACGCTAAAGCCGCCGGTTAGCAAGAAAAAAGCGAAGACCAGCAAAAAGGCTGCAGCCCGTCGCAAAAGTTTCTGCGCACGCATGAAAGGCATGAAAGCAAAGAACACGGGCAGCAAGACAGCACGCGACCCTAACTCACGGATCAACAAATCACTTAGAAAGTGGGATTGCTAAATGGCTAAAAAGGGTCTGTACGCAAACATCCACGCCAAGCGCAAGCGCATTAAGGCGGGGTCTGGTGAAAAGATGAGAAAGCCGGGTGCGAAAGGCGCACCTACTAACGCTGCATTTAAGAAGTCTGCAAAGACTGCAAAGAAGAAAGGTCGTCGATAATGCCCATGGGTAAAGGTACGTATGGAAGCAAGCGTGGTCGCCCCTCTAAGGCTGCTATGTCGCCTGCAATGAAGAAGAAGGCCATGATGAAGAAGAAGGCCATGATGAAGAAGAAGGGTCGCAAGTAATGGCAAAAAGGACAGGCAAAGCCAAAGAGATGAAACGACGGAAAACGAAAACTGCAGCCCGAGCAAAGGCAAAGTCAACTAGGCGTTCGGGCGCAACTCCAAAAACAGGAGGAAAGTAATGCCCTATACGAACGGCTTGGTTTGGGGGAAACCGGGCGGCGTGCTTGCAAAGTCATCAGGTACTGATGACCCGTACACTGTTAATGTGCAGGACATCACATCTGCAGAGCTGGAAGCTGATTCTGGTGTTCTCATTAGGATTCCAGTACACGGCGTTCTTTTTGTCGGTTTGACTGCTCTGGTTGAAGATATTGCTGGAGGCAGTGGAACGAACCCGGCGGTTGTTCACTACTACGGTATGAACAGCATTGGCGAAGTTGGTACTCCACTCGAAGAGTCAGCAAATGCAGTGCATATCATGACTCATTTCATGCACTCAGATGTTGCTACTGTTGGATCGACTTCTACTGGTAGGATTGACACAGTTCAGCGCACATACACTGATACAGATGGTGTTGTATTCAACACTGCAACTGGTGCAGGCAGCAATGTTGGCGCAGCAGCAGACGATTTTCAGAAGAATATGCAGCTCAACCTCTCCAGCAGTGTTCGCGTAGATTTCCAAGACGACCCAGTTACAACCGCTGGTTACTACCAAGACATTTTTTACCTGAACGGTTATTTTCAGGAGCTGGTAGTAGCTTTCAACAGAGGCAGCCTTGATGCTGCAACTAGATTCAATGTCATTGCAAACCGTGTGTACAGTTAATGAGCCAGTACCGCGACAAGCCGCATCACACTGAGAAGTACAAGAAAGAGCGTGCGCTTCGAAACAAGAACCGCCGCGCTGCGATGCGTGCTGGTCTGGTACACAAAGGCGATGGCAAGCACATTGACCACAAGGATGGCAACCCCAAGAACAACTCTAAGTCTAACTTGAGAGTCATTGGGGCAAAGGCAAACAGGAAGAAGCAGTAATGGCAATCACAAACAGTGACCTTGAAGCCTTTGTGCGCCGCGCACTTGGTTTTCACAACACTGCAGATTCGGCTACTGAAAGCCTTATTGACAGTTGTGTAGAAGCCGCAACGATGGCTTTCTTTCTGCCTGCTCCTTTGCCCGGTGAAAACGTCGGCCACATTTGGTCGTTTTTGTATGCGCCGACACATTTTCATACGTCTGCTCCATACGACACTGGCACAATCACGATCTCTGGCACGACAGTCACTGGCTCTGGGACCGTGTTCCCTGCCAATGCAACTAGCGGCCAGTTGCTGGTCAACGACCAGTTGCTGGAGATCAGTGCCCGTGGCGGGGACACTGCATTGACAGTTGCAAATGCGCCAAGTGCAAACATCACTAGCGCAGCGTCCTACCAAATTATCTTCATCCATTACGCTCTTCCTGCGCTGTTTGCAGGAAACATTGGTGACGTGGTTTTCTCACCGGGTCAAGGTGACGGGCCTCTAAAGGTCACTAGTGCTAATGCAATTGAGTCGATGCATCAGAACAGCAGCCTGACTACAGGCACGCCTGAGTACATCGCATTCAATGGCGTGGACATGGAGGGCGGATCGGTAATCAAGATTTGGCCCGTGCCGGATGCGTCGTACCAGTTGCATTACACCTATCTGCAGCAAACCTCGACCAAGGTCATCAACGGCACGCAAAGCAACACTCTGCTGGAAGACAGTCAGGGTGATTACCTTTCGCTGATTCCTGATTACCACTACGACACTGTGTACGCAGCTTTGAGCGTCAAGATGTCGGAGATGTTTGGCGTTGGCGAAATCAACGGGGCAAGACAGTTCTTTTTGCAGCGAATGCAAAACTCCGTAGCGATGGACCGCCGTGTTGGTGGTTCTCGGTACGGGGACGTACTTGGATACAATGGTGATCGTTCAGATGGCAGATACGGTTCACGCCGCGCACATCTGTACGACAACGACGTGTCTGCAACTAAATACTCTGACCCACTTGGTTTGGGTCGCCTTCTCTAATAGGAGCCACAAATGGCTGGTCACAATACTGTTCACGATCTTGCACAGGATCAAAAGGGTACTCTTCTCGATGGCAAGTTCCTTCTCCTCAAGGAAGGCGCAGAGCCGGTTGATGGCACGTCTGGCGACATCGGTTTTGCCAAGGGTGCTCTCTGCATCAACATTGGCGGTGGTGCTAATGCAAACCTGTTCATCAACACAGGAACTGCTGCTAGCCCCACATGGAAGTACATTTCCCGCGAAAGTTGATAGCTAATGTCACGGTTTCAACGCCCACAGGTACTAAGAACCGATGGTGTCGGCAAAGCCACTCTTCACAGTGGCGGGGCTATACACGCGGACGGCACTT